TCTTCTAACATTTTTTCGTAAGCAGTAAGCTCAAACTGTCTTACAAGATTTATTAGAGCATCCTGCCTAAAGTCTTCTCCCTCTACTTCTCCTTCTGGTAGTTTGTATAATGGGCTCTTTTTATTTAAGACCATCATCTCTACTATTTCTTTAAGACCTCTCTGTTTGCCTAAGTAATTAATTGTTATCTCACTCTTTAATTCAAGCATTCTATCAAAGGCTGTTTGGTTTTTCTTATTGCGTATCATCCGTAAATTGATACCTGTATCAGGGTCTATCTTAGATGGTTTTGTGTATGTGATTTCTCTGTCTTCAAAGAATTTTGCAACTTCAGTATTTTTAAAGTTCGTCATTGCAAAAGGAGATGACCATAAACCGGTCTTGCCTCCTAATCCAAATAACCATCCGTTCTTACGACTAATCTTTTCACCAAACATATTACGCTCTGGCATAATACTTTCAGGGTCATCAAACGGATTGTAGCTTCTTAAATTATCTGTAAACGTCCAAATCTCTCTTTCAAATTCGTCATTCACTCTGTTGTTGTAACGCATCATACCAGATAGAGGAGACCACTTAAATGCAAGACGGCCAAAGAACATACCTGAACGTCTTTCTGGGTCACGTGTCATCATCAAACCATCACCTAATATTAGGTCTGCAGTTTCTAATAAACCTTTTGTGTAAAACTTTGATGTTAGATTACGTGTGATTGACGCAATAAGTGCCATAGACGCTTCTGTCATTCTGCTTTCTTGGGCTGGCGATAAACTTTCTGTATATTCTAAGGCATCACCAATAGCATCTACGATGTCTGCTGCCACAGCAAACGGCATAAAGAATGGGTCTAGTCTATTTAATTCTATATAACGGCCGTCCTTACCTTTGTAAGAATATGGTTGCCATCCTGTAAGATTAGTTCGTTCTTTATTTTGTTTCCAATCCCTGTCACCGCCTCCTGTTGTTTTACCGTATATTGCTGCTGTAATAGCTGCAGTCCATATAAGATAACCCATTGTCAATCTAGCGTTTGCTTCTGCTGCAGCTTCAGGATTTATATATCTACCATCTCCGTCTTTCTTTAACATTTGTCTCATTTGAAATTGAAACCTGCCAAAGAACGGAAAGTGTTGAAAGTTCCATCTTAATAAGTTTGATGGTGTATTAATGAAGTGAGCACCTAAAGCACGTAGCCATCTATGCTGATTTGTAAAATCTAAAATAACTCCTGTTGCGCCCCCCTGTACTTTGCCTTCAAAAGTGCCGTCTGCTCTTTGCACTTGTTGTGTTGCGGGCTGTGTGTAAGTAATTTCTCTTGCGTAATGTAATGGGTCATTGATGATTAATTTATCAGCATCTGTTAAAGCATCTGGTCTTACTGACGCTTTGCTATCTTGTATTGTAGAACGAGCTGCACCGCCCTCATCCATATATTCTTTCATATATTTACTTGCTAGCTCCTTGTACTTAGCAATATCTTTTGCACCCTTTGCAGTTGTAAAGTTATCAAGACGTGTAAATACTTCTGGGTTTTCTCTTGCAATACGTGAATTGATTTGTGCAGCAGCTCTAGCCTTAAATGTCATTGACTTCATAAATTCGTCACCTGCAGATAAAACTCTAAGAGGCGCTGTCATTAATTTTATTGGAAGTTTTGCAGCATAACGAATACCCCTGCCAACAATATTACTAGGTGTCCAAAGCTTAATCATTGATTGTAACCAAGCATCTAATTGTCCTTGTCTTATATTGCTGTCGTATTTTAGAGCTCTACTATCAAGTATAGGTCTACCTGCTTTGAAACTCCTGTAAGCAGCTCGTATGGCTTCTAATGAATAAACATATTGATACACGTAAGTATCTATTGCTTCTCCTGCTATCTGACCGGCTCTTGCTCTATCTACAGGCATCATGTACGCAGAACGTATAAGCATGACTAATGGTTTCCATTGTGTTTGCATCAAGCCTGAAGCAATGTTTAAGATGTGTGTATCGGGGCTAGAAAGTAAGTTGTTGTTTACATACTCTGCAGCCAAATCCCATTTGTTTATTTTTTCTGCATTTTGTAGTGATAAAATTATGTGGTTATCATCCTCTAGTTTTGCGATGGCTCTCATGTAAGCTTCAGGGTCTCCTTCTAACTTACTAGCCATTTGTATATCTTCAGGCTCAACTAATAACTTTACAGCCCGTGTTTCATCAACAGCTTGCCTTTGTGATGCTAACGCAGTCGCAAGTGTCGACTGTGCTTTCTTTTGTATAAATAGTAATTGAGAAATCATTTCTCTACGTGCAAGAAACTCTGTTTTTAGTTTTGCAACATCATCAACTGTATTACCAGCGTCATCTAACATTCTAGCTAGTTTGACCAAGTCATCAGCTTCTAGTTTTATAAGCTGTCGCATTGCGAGCATCTCAGCAGCAATTTTACTGTCGCCAAACTTTTTAATATTTTTTATTAATTCTTCAGGATTTAATCCTACAAGAGCTGCTTCTTCTCTAATTTGTTGAAAGTTTTTATTGGCAATGTCTTCATCCATTTTTTCTGACAATTCCCTAGCAAGAACTTTAATCATTTGTACAGGTGTATGATTTTTGTCACCTTCCATCCATCTATTGTAATTAAACTTTTCTTTAGGCGGTTTGCCCCCGGGCTCTTGTGCTGCCTTTCTTAATTCTACAATGTAGTCATCTGTGTCTTTTGGTTTTATTTTGTTGTATTCTTTTATGTTTGCAATCTCTTCTGCTGACTTATCAGAGTAACGTTCACCTTTTAATTTTGGTTCAGTTAAATCATCAAACAATCTCTTGCCTGATAAATCATCAAGACCCATGTTATGAATATCCTGTAAGTTTTTTACTGCTGTCTTACGATTGCTTCTTAATGTGTATTTAAAAGAGCCTGCAGAAAAAGCTCCACCAAAAACTGTTCCTATACCAAAACCAAAAGCCGTTGATATTCCCAAACGACCATAATCAAAGTTTTCTTGTACCCCTGACTTAATAGCAGTTTGTTGTAAGATTGCGTCCGAAGCTCCTGTGATAGCACCTGCAGTTAATCCTTCGTACAACGCACCTTTACCTAATGCTTGACCAAAAGCTTTTCTTGATGCCTCCTTTTGTGCTTTTTCTAATATCTCTTGATTTATCTTACCGGCTATCTTCCCTTTTAGAGCTTGTTTTAAACTTTCTTTATAAGCTTGCTTTGCAACTTGGCCACCCACTCCAACACCTATTAAGTTTACAGGGTCTATGAGTAGAGCTCCTCCAAAGTCTTTCAGCCAATCCCCAAAGTCTCTGTTTGGGTCATTCCAAAAGTTAGGCAAGTTTTGATAAACATTATTTATTTTTGCAAACTGTTGTAAACGCAAATCATCGTCTTCACCCATCACAGTCGCTAAGTCTCTTGTCATAGAAACAGTATTGTTATTACGCCATGTTCTATCGCTATAAAAATAATCTAATACATCGGCATCATCTGTGTATTGAAAGTCGTTTCCATCACGGTAGGTGTAGTAATCTTTTAGTGTGTTGATGAAATCTTTAGTGGTAAGTGTATCTAGTGCTTGTTCTTGAAATTTTTTTGTATCAACTTCTTGTTCTGATTTTTCAAAAGGAACTCCATCATTGACTTCAACTATTTCGTCCCATGATTTAGTAAAGTCTACCATTATTGATTATTCCTGACATATTGACCGAGAGCTGCTGATAGAACTCTAGGTTCGATACCCATTGCTTCAGCTATGTTTCGTACGTCAGAAGTAGTCATGGCATCCAAGACTTGCATAATGTTGTCTTGGAAGAATGCAGGTATTCTTTTTATAACTTCATCAGCTATAGCAGGATAAACAGTTTGATTTAATTGTTGCTGTACACCTGCAGCCATATTGTCAAAGTCTATATTGTCTAAAGCAATGTCATCAGTCATTGTAAAATCAAAAGCTGGCATTTCTTGAGCCATCTGGCGCATAACTGCATTTATATTAGTGTTGTTAGCTGCAGCTTCATCTCCTAGTGATTGTATATTTTCAAAATTTCCAAAGTCAGGATTGACGATGTTTTCGTTAGTAAACATATTTGTTACATAATCACCAAGCTCTTTCATAAACTCTCTTCTCTCAGCATTTGTTTTGTCACCCGAGGCTTCAAACTCAAGGATGCTCGACTCCATGTAAAATTGAGCGTTACGTTTTGCTTCATTATAGTTTTCTGATAACAAGCCTGTTCCTGTCATTTGGAAACCTTTTTTCAGAGAGTTGTTTATTAAATCCATGTTTCTTGCATAGGTTGTATTTGAAATAAAGATTGGCTCTTCAGCTTTTAGTATTCTGCCATGCGTGCTTGTCCACACACTAAGAGCAGTTGTAATCATGTCGTACGGATACTGTCCTGTTTCTATATCTTGTATCATCCTTGCCGGGTCATCATCATAATCACCATTTGCAATAGATAATAAGAATGCAGATTTTTCACCTTGCGATACTGCGTTTACTCTTTCAAGGCTTATTAGTCTGTCAAACGTTGCTGCCATCTCAGGATTAATAAGTTGTATTTGTTTACGTGATTCAGCAATTGCAGCTTCATCTCGTAAATCAAGGCCATCAAAAGTAGAAACTAAAATATTTTTAATTGTTTCTTTATCTTCCCACTCTTGCTTTTGAATAGCTCTAGTCTCAAATCTAAATCTTTCTTGGCTTATAGAATTTACTAATGCGCCTACATCTTTTCTTTTAGTGTTTATTAATGAACCAAGCTTTTGACCATTCTTACCAACGCCTCTGTCCATTGTTAATATTTGCATTGCTTTATCAAAGTGAGCAACTTCAGTAGCATTCTGTACAATGAATGTTGCGTGCTGTAGTGCAAGGTCATTAAGTTCGTCAGTAGCAAAGAAATAATTTTCTTGACCGTCTGTACTTGGCAGTTGTGAATTTAGAGAGTTTACTGTTGACCAATACTCCTCCATGTCAATTACAGTATTGTCTAAGAATTGTAATGCTGATTGAAATTTATCTTCAGTAGCTTTCTGAGCTCTCATGTCAGCATCTTTCATGTATTCATCTGCAGCCCAAGTGTTAAACGCTACGGAGAAACCATTTTTATAAGCTGAACTTTTATTACTTAAATCTGGTAAGTATTGTTTATAGAAAGACCTTAAATCTCCGTCTCTAAAATCATAGTTTCCATATTCACGTCTAATTCTACCAATGACTTCTCCAGCTTGAAAACGACCGACTTGACCATCAACAACTGATACTGCCCATTTGTTTGACAGCAATGGGTCTTCACCTTTTAGAATGTATGCATTTAATTCTTCAGGAGACATTGTAGATTTTAAATACTCTAACTGTTCTTCTGCTTTCTCTACTTGTTTTTGTTTGTACTTAGGGACTGCATTGCTTAGAGCTCTGTCAGTTGCACTTAATGTTTCAACTAATTGTGTAAGCTCATTCTCTCTCCCGGGATTCACTCGTCCAGCAAAACTAGAGCCCATATATTTGTTAGTTACTTGCGATTTGTATGCCATATTAATTTACCGTGCCGTATGTATCTGCTGCTGCATTACCAACTCTAAGAGCTAAGTCTAAGCTGTTAGGCTGATACACAGGAGCAATGTTGTTATAAATTCTTTTAAGGTTTGCGTATGCGTCAACGCTTTGGTTGTTAAGAGCAATCATGTCTGCCTCAAACTCAAAAGCTATATCGTTGTATTCTTGGTCAAACACAGAGCCTACGTCTTGCGCAACCCGTAATGGGTTTCCAAAACCTGCGTTCTGAGCTGCAGCTAAATCTTTTATTCTTTTCATTTTAGCTCTAAGTTCTTCTGTAGATTTTTCTCTAGCCGCTCTACCTCTTTCAGTTTCTATTTTACTTATGTCAGTTAAGTATGCTTGGTCAGCATTACGTCTGGTTTGATAATCTGCATAAGCTTGATTAGCGGCCTGTTGACGGTCTGCTTGCCATGAGCTAATAGCCGTACCTACTTTTAATGCCCCGATAGCTAGTGTAACGGGGTCAGTTCCACACATTTATTTCATCTCCTTCATCATTAATAAAAATGGTATTTTGCCGTGTCCGTATTCTTCAAACTCTTCTTTTGGTTCAAAGCCTAAGAACTGCAGCCATTTGAGTGAGACCCAATTCCTCTTATCAACAAAGTTGTAGAGGTAATCATAACCTTCACCCATTTTAGAAACCCAATAAGGGCATTCTTTTAAAAATTGTTTTCTATGTGTAAGTAGTTTGTCACTTTGTAGTAACCACGCGCAGCCATACTGTGGGTCAACACTTGGAACACATCCAAACATTCCTACTACGCCTTCATCACCTGTACCTATGATGCTAAAGTTCATTGCACCCTTAACTGTAAAAGGTGTAACTAAAGCTTCTAATGCACTTACACCATTAGATGCCATAATCTCTTCTCGGTCTGCTTTGCGCATTGTTTTAGATAAAACTAAAACGTCAGCAAGTTGTGCATCCCTAACGTAAGCTACTTCCATTAAATACGTCTCGACCTTCTGTGATAGAAACCTTCAACTTCAGCTTGCGTAATGTGTACAGGTAAGTGACTGTCGCTTAAGATTTGGACATCCACATCTGTATTACGGGCTTGTATTGGTACTCGCAGATTGCCTGAGATAATTGGTGGCGCATCAACAAGTGATGTCGCTTCACCTAAAATATATCCTGTCATTTCAGTAGTACCTGCACCTCTGCCTTTTGGAGTTACCTGTACTTTGAAAAATCCTGTGTCATTAAAATCAAATGTAATAGTTCTAATCTGGTAACGACCTGAACTAATAGCTAGTCGCCCTCTTCCTGTATCTTCACGCACAAACTGCGGTGACAATACATAAGTAGATGTATAAGGCACCCCAATAAACACGTTGGTTACGTTTGCAGGAACTGTGTATGTACTTCCTGTTGTATTTGTTGCTTCGTGTCTAACACCTGTAGCGGTATCTACAGCAACTAAACCTGCTTTTGCTCCATACGGAGAAGTGAACGTAGATAAGCCTGTGGCTGCATCATAGGTTGCCCCGACAGAAGCTTTTAAATCTAAATAAACTTTAAATGATAATCCTGTATCGTTAAGGTTTTGTAAATCAACTTTGTATAGCTTTGTTGACTGTCCTTCGTTAGCTAAAATATACAAGAAACTTTCTACACTAACTGCGCCTAATATCTCTGCTCCATTAAATGTCCACTTTGACCAAGCAGTTTGTACTTTTTCTCCTTTATCAAAGAAATATTTATAAATATAAATTGTGTTTGCATTGGTTGGATTTACATTTTGACCTGCAGCATAAGGAGCTGTGTTTGCATTATTAGCATCGTGACATAATACAAATAATGTATCCTCAATATTGTTACTAATAATCTGAAAAGCATTCTTTGGTATCAACGTCTGAACAGCAACAGTAATATCAATACCATCATTAGTCAGAGTATCATCGTCTGCATAATATTCTCTTATAGCTGTGTTGTTATTACGAGGTTGTGCAAAATATGCGAAACGACCTGCTGAAACAGGTTGCACCGCGTCATCGTGCTCAAACGTAGAGACTGCATTCAGTATTGCAGTCGTAGGTGTAATATTATCTCCTGCAGTATCTAACTTAAATTGTTGTGTGTCTGAAAACAGTAGTAACGTTTCATTAAAAGCTACTGAGTTCTTTAGTGTGTTTACCTGAACTCCTGAAGCTGCAATGTCGATAGGGTCTGTATCTAATACTTGAGTAACAGTAGTTCCGTAGAAGTTAAAGAAACCTCCATTCTCTGTGAAAACTAAGTTCTCACCAGCTAGAATGCCTAATCTGTTTTTGTAAAATGTTAAGTTCTGTATTGGTTGCCCAACAAATGATGGGTCTGGGTTTGTAGTCGCATCACCACATATACGTTCATTAAATGTCAGTTGTTTAAATGTAAATGTTCCGTTGTTGTTGTTTACCAATGCGTGAGGCATCTTAGTATTATCTAAACCAAGTGATGTTGCTGGTGCGATTGTTTCAGACCAAACACCATTACCTGCAAAGTTCACAAAGTAATCAGTAAGATTATCTCCTTCATCACCTGTAACTTTAATCTTCACACCTGTCTTGCCGTAGTAAGGCAATCTAGTGAAGTCTTGGATTTCATCTCTGATTACATACATAGCCAAGTTACCCTGACCGTCAGCAGTCTCGACACTATAGTTTGCATTACCATCTGTAGGCTTGCCATAAATTACAGAGTCATAACTCTCAAACGTAAAGTACGATGTAATACCTGAATAGTTTGCTAGTCCTTGTGTTGTTGATACAGTTGCACCCGTTGTTGCATTGATTGTTTTAAATCCTATTTGTGATGCAGCAGCATTCCAATGCGTACTAGAAGTACCATTTAATAAAATATCTTTAATTTTGTTGGTATCACGAAATTTACTGTCAGTTGTTGCATCATTACCTGATGGCATTTGAAAGACAACCGCAAGTGGGTTAGCCATACTTGGGTGATTTACAGTAACTTTATACTCAATACCATATTGTGACTTAGCTACATTAATTAAAAACTCTTCTACTTTTGCAGGACTTGTGCTGCCACTAGCAAGAGGTGTAATTGATTTGTTAGCAATGAATGTAAAGTCTGCAACACTAACACAGTTAAAATCTTCTCTTGGGTTTGTAGAAGTTAGATAAGTTGTTCCATTAGGTGTTGATACAGGATACTCAGTTCCTGCTAAGTCAAAGACACGAACACCTTGGTTGTAAAAGGTAACAATAAATCTTGCGCTTGCGTCTCTATCAATATTCCAAAACTTTATAGTGTTTGGAAAGACGTTGTTTTGGTCAAGAGTAGCAACGTATTCTAGCGGAGGTCTTTTAGTTAACCCTTCAACAATATTATTTTGATAATTAACTTGGTCAGAGCCTTGGTTAATACCTCTTTGTGTTGGAGTTTGCTCACTTAGACCATTTAAAAAGTTAGGTATAGTTTGTGAAACAACAGGCATTAGTAAGTCCTTCTTGGTACTCTGTTAATTATTGAGAATGTGTTTGCATCCCCCTCTAATATGTTCACATCTGCTGAACGACTATCTGCTTGTTGAAAAGCAATGTATGCCTCTTGCTCGTCAGTTGCAGCTAGTTGAGTTAGTTCACCGTCACCAATAGTTCTTGCAGCATAACGTCTTGCAGCTTTTGCTGTAATATAGCGTCTTGCATATTCTGGGAGGTGTTCAAATTGTTGGACTAGAACTACATCGAGTTGTTTATCTGAAGTAAATATATCTGTGTGATTGTCGAGGTCATACAAATGTCCATTACGCATTACCCAATTGTAAGAACGATTGGCAGAAGATGCGTCAGCTTGCACGCAGTTAGAAGGTAGCGGTATTTTGCCTGTGTCATCTACTGAAACATTGTAGTTGTAGTGTGTGTTGAAGTTCCAGCCCATACTTTGTACGGACATAGAAGTTTCGTTTAAAAGATTGATAGCGATAGATACATCTGTCGTTGTACTTCCTGCTAGTGTGTTAACAGGTGCTTCTCCGATAACACTAAGCATTGTATTGACAGCTTGTAGCTCCGTGGTTGGTGTGATTTGTGTTGCCATAATATAAAAAAGAGAGGGAGAAATTAATCTCCCCCTCTATTAGGATTAAGCTTCCTTAATTCCTACTGCACTTTCTGGGCGAAGTACGCCGTGTCCCATAGCGTATTTAGCTACCATTAAAGTACCTTGTCTTCTTATGTCGTATTCAGACTCGACAGCTAAGTCCATAAGCTTAACTGTTCCTGCTGCTGAAGGGTGACATACAAGAGCAACGTAGTTAGAAAGGTTTACAGCTTGAGGGTTTGAACCACCCTGAGTTGCAGAACCTTGGTCTACTCCTGAGTTCACGTTAGAAGAAACAAAGTGCGGAGTTGGAATTAATTCAATTCCAGCAACTTTGATTACTTTTCCGTCAGCGATTGAGCCTGCACCGCTAAAGTCAACGTTAACAACGTTTGTACCGTTAGCTAACTTGTAATACTCTTCAGTTCTTAGGAAACATTTTCTGCCTTCCTTTGGAACGTAGTTATCATCAAGCGCTTTTGCGGCATCAAACAATGCGTCAATCATTGCGTTTGCAGCAGTTGCATCAGTTGCACTAGCGATGTTTGCATCGGTTAGTGTAGTTCCTGCTCCGTAGCCTGAGTCGCCTACGTTTGCAGAAGCTAGTGATGCTTGACCAATAGTTTGCAAGATGTGCTTATCTTTTTGGAAAGCCAAAGCTCTTCCAATTTCTTGAGAGTATGCACTTCTTACATCCCAATGGTTTTTTGCTTCTTCAATGTTCGATAAGAACACAGAAGAAACTAGAAGGTCATTAACAGTAATGACTTTCTCGTTGTGGTTTACGTCTGAACCTGTGATTTCGGCACCTGGTGTATGATAAGCAGCTTCCACTCTTCCCATTACAGGAAATGTAGCAGACTTACCGTTAGAGATTGTTCTCACAGTCTCTGCACCTGCTGTTACTGAAGCTCTTTCAAAAGAAGTTAAAACTTCTCCTGCGAATACTTTCAGAAACAATGCATCTTCCGAACCAGCAGCATTGACCTTACCCACACTTACTGGGCTTGCGTTTGCCATTTTTATTCTCCTTGGTTGGATTGTTGTTTAAAGAAAGCCTCCACATAAATTCAGCTCATAATCAAGATTGTCCTCCGCAGAGGGTCAAGCACTTGCTTGGTTATGTTTTAGCAGTTGCCACCTAAAAAGGTCGCACAACTAACAGTTCCACTTGCGTAATGCTAAAGCTTTACGAGTTGGTTTTCCGTTCTTACTCATAGCGCCTTTAACACCACTCATTCGTGCACAGAAAGATTTACGTCTCTTTGCTGCAGCACTTCCTCTTTTAACTTTGCCTGTAACAGGTCTTTTTAAATTATGTCCTTTGCTTTTAAAGTATCGCCTTCCAGCAGCATTTAATCCACCAGAAGGATTTTGATACCTTTTAGCGACCATTACGCCCTAGTCTTTTTACGTTTTTTTGCAGCAGCAATAATATCACCACGAGTGATTTTACTTTTGTTGCCATACATACCTGCAAGCTTTTTGTTTTTAGCTTTTGGTTTTTTCATTTTACCGTAGTGTCCTGGCATAATTAACCTTTCTTCCCTTTCTTCTTGGGAAATCCTGCTTTCATATTTGCATATGCTTTTGCAGTTATTGTTGATTTTGATTTCGGTCGAGAAATGCCTTTTCTCTTCCGAGCATTAATGTTTGCATATAATCCACGTTTAGCCATTTCTCCTCCTATAAGTTACTGTTTTGGATTTTACGTTTCACATCATCCTGATAGGCGATGTCTTTTGTATAGCGAGGGTCAGCCATAGCTGCTGTTACTTCAGCCCAAGAACGGAAGCCGCCTTCTGTTGACGGACTAGCTTTACCTTTTGCAAGTGTTGGCTCTATACCGTTTGCAGCTTCATAACGCGCTTTCAATCCTGTAACAGCTAACTTAATTGACTCAACGTCTGTGCTATTAACAGCATTGTTGTAAGCAGTTTTTTCGTTTTCAGCTAGATTGTCTGAAGCCCATTGCATCATTTCTGCGTATGCGTCTTCACCGCCTGCAACGTTCTTTACGTCACCTACAAGGTTGTCACGCATAGCAAGCTGTCCTGCTATAAATTGGTCTACATATTCTTTTGGAATACCTGCCTTCTCTAAGCTTGCATAACTTTCAGGTTTCAATTCGCCTGTGTTATCAAACTCAGCTTGTAGGTCTTGCACATTAAGTCCTGCAGCTTCTGCAGCCTTGTTTGCAATTTCCAAATCATCTGGCTTCGCCTCTTCTTGTTTTGGTTCAGGAGTTTCTTGAGGCTTAGGCTCTCCTAATTTTTTCTCTAACTCAGCATAAGACTTTGCTAAGTCTTCAACTGAATTAAATTTTTCAGGCAAGCCTTCTGGCTTACTCTGTTCGACAACCTGTTCTTCAGGTTTCTCAGCAGAAGTTTCTGCTTCTTTAATTTCCACTTGGTCTACCATTCATCATTCCTTTGGTTATGTTGTTAGCGATGCCTGGAGCTGACTTAGCTGCAGCATCTGTCGTTGCATTCATAAGTTGCTCTTGCATCATTTGGTCTTGTTGAGCCATCATCTCTGCTTGCATTTGCTCTTCTGATTTAATCAATCCGTCAGTCTCTATGCCTAAACCTGTTGCAATTCTTTTAATCAAATCACTAGGGTTTAGTGTTTGCATAACTTGAGGATTGACCTGTGCTAGGTTTACAAACTCAGCGATGAACTCTCTTAATTTTTGTAAGTCATTTCCACGACCCAAAGCTTCTATGCCTGTGATAATCGTTGGCTTGACAGACCCCTTTGGTAAAGCAGGTATCTCTTTTGTTTGAGACATCCGCTTCATCAATAGTTTTACTAATGGCAATTGGAACTCTAAAGATAACAGGGAATAAATACCTCCCATAGATGTCTCTAGCTGTTCAGCCATATATCTAATCTCTTGCGCTGTAACTCTTTCAGCATCTCTCTGAATTGCTGTGTGTAGTAAGAATGCAAAAGACATTCTCTCTTCAAGTGCTCTTATACTTTCTTGAACTACTCTTAAGTCATATTGCTTATCAGTTTGTAATACTGAAACATCATCTCTACTTCCTGTTATGATGTCACCGTTACGCGTTAGAGCTAAATCTCTTTTCTTAGTTACAGAGTTAGGTCTAATCATAAATACGACCTTGCTTGATGCAGCAGCACTCTCAACTAATGATTGTGATAAACCTTCTAATGATTTTAAATCACCTAAAAATTCTTCTACGTATCCTCTTCCATAATCTTCACCGTCTACACGTACCATACGCAAGCACATATAAGGCAAGGTATCAGCAGCAAAGGTTCCAATAGAACCTGGTATCTTTATGCCGTGTACTTCCTGACATACGTAATACTTGTTGTTATCTAGTTTGTAGATGTGTGTATAAAGTTCGCACTCTTCATCTTCTTTGTAATCAGGGTCACTTATTACTTGTGCTCTAACATCAACATCAAGACTAAGAGGTGTAATACTTTCTTTAATTACTATCTCTAATAATTCACCTTCACTATCTCTTGTGGCAACATACTGCGTAAGAGGGAAAACTTTCATATGTCCATCTTTCGGCAAATAACAAAGTACGTTACCTCCTACAATAAGATGTTTGATTGCTTCAAATACTGATACGCGTAATGCGAGTTGCTCAATTTTATTTTGAACTTCTTTTTCAATTCGCTGTAAAGATTTCTCTACCTCAGCTCCAAGTTCTCTTTGTTCACCAAGTTGTTCTTTGGCTTTACCACTTACACTTAATCTAAAGAAAGGTGAGTTAGGGGGAAGTAATAATAATAAAAGTTTGGAAGCTAAGTTATTTACACCACGAGCACCTACTGATTGAAAGGGTGTGTAAAGTTCAGATGTATAATGAAAACCATCTTCTGGTATTAAGGCAGGAATAGTAAGCTCAGAACATTCTCTGGCTCTATCTAAATATTGTTCTCTTTT